CTATGTCTCCTCGTTTCATTCATACCTCTCTAACCAAACTTCCATAGAATCGTTAATTTCTTTTTCCTTTGCAAATCTTAAATTTCCGTGAATTCCAAAACCAACACTTCGCCCATCAGGAAAACGATATTGAACAAATTTCAACGTATCACCCGATTGAACTATTTCTTGAAATTGATACTTGTTTTTATTTATTCTTTTATCAATTTTCTTATTAAGCGTACCACCTAAAAACAAACATAATATCAACAACATTATTTTCATTTTATTGTACCTTTGTTAATCTTAAATAAGAGCCAGTTAATAATTCAAGATTACTGGCATGTGCATAAGCTTGAGCCCACTGTATTGTTATTGCCCCCCCAGTTGAAGCAATAAACAAGCTACCATTGTAATAAGCCATACCATTACCTATATAACTATTAGTCTGCGCATTCAATGTGGTGCTCGTTGGGGTCTGTCCATCCACCTTGAAAGTTAAATCAGTATTAGAAGACATCCCTTGACCGCTTATCGAAGCTCCAGATGGTAAAATTATTTTTATTTTCATACCTTGGTTATCTACACTTTCATTATTTATAACAAAAAAACAATCAATTATATAAGTGGTATTTGCGGCAACCGTTACAAATAAATGGTCGTCATCTTGATATGTACTTGAATTATTAACTGTTTCATCCGCTGTTTTTACGGCGGTTAAAATAACAGGAGATGTAGGTGTAGTCCATTTTGCTTTTGTTGAATCACTGTTATAAGTTAATACCTGTCCGCTTGTTGGGTTGACCGTGCTTATATCGTAATCCATTATTTTGTTGGCGTTAAATTTAGCCGTACTCACTTCACTTTCTTGCACCAACAGAGCATTCACTTCACTTCTATTTAGTTTAGTTGTTAAAGTATCTTGTAAGTTTGTTACGTCACCAATCCCCACTGTTCCACCGGCAGGGTCAAGCCAACGCACCAAACTTGAATCCGTATCAAACGTTAAAACTTGTCCATCGGTCGGGTCAACATTACTTACTCCTATGCCTTGTATCTTGCGTACTATCCCAGAGATAGTCGGCGTACCATCATCATAAACGAAATCAACATCTTGATTAGGCGTTGTATCAAGTATATTACCAACTGCATCTTGCGCTGCTTCATCTGTATAACCTCCGGCAGCCACCACCATACTATCTACATAATTCTTTGTTGTGGGTTGCCATATAGCCGTTGGATAAAATGCCTTAGTTCCGTTTTTCTTTAACACGTTACTTGTGTCTGCTTTAGCCCCCAATAATCCATCTATTGCGTTTGCTGAATATGCTTCTGAACGGTTTAATTTTGTTGCAGTAGTATCATTTATTGTACTTAATAATCCATCGATAGCATTAGCTGAATACGCTTCAGTTCGATTTAATTTTACCGCCGTTGTATCGTTAATTGTCGATAACAAAGCATCAACTGCATTAGCCGAGTAAGTTTCATTACGATTTATCTTAACGTATAAACTATCTTGTGTTCTATTAGCTGAATAAACTTCGGCTCTGTTTATTTTATTTGTTAATGTGTCTGATAAAGCAGTTACATCTGATATTACATGGGCGTGAACAGATGCTGCTTTAGTACCTAATAGAGTCGTGGCTTCACCCCTATTTAGTTTGGCTGTTAACGAATCCTGCGCACCAGTTACCTTTGAAATAGGAATTGCATTAACTGAAATTCCATCATCTGACAAAACCAACGTACTACCGTCTAAATCTATTTTTATAGAGTCGCTTGAAAATTCTAATCCACCAGCATAATTTAAGTTTGCTGTTAGTGTTCTATTTGCACCTAAACTTCCACCACCTGATAACCCATTGCCAGCGGTTATGGTTCTCGCAGTATCTGCCTTAGCGCCTACAAGTCCGTTAACTTCACTTTCAGTATAATGATTCGCCAATAAATGAGTTTTAGTTATATACCCACCGCTTGCCGTTGTGTTAGAATCTTCAACTTCTACTTGTAACTTGTTTGTTAAATTACCAAGACTTACTTGTGAAGCTGTAACTGAATGCGGATTACTTGTATTAGTCCTATGAGAATTAAGTGTATTTAATTCAGTTCTATGTCCTTGCAAAGTATCTTGATCGGCGTTGAATAAACTTCTAAAAAATATTAAACTATCTCGCATTACTTGGTCAAGTTGTTTTATTTTAAGAGAACTTAAAAGAGTCGTTAAACTTGAATCAGAATCACTTACTAATCTATGCTTTCCAAGTGAATCACGGTGCGCAACAAAAGTCGTTGACGCTAATTTGCTATTTAATTGAGTTTGTACTCTGGAAGTCAAACCACTCAGATACGCAGTATCTTGTTTTGCCCCCAAATAAATATCCATAGACGAAGTTGAATAAACTTGTAGATTTGTTCTGGCTGTGGTTTTATTCGATAAATCAGATAAATTATTTGCCTTTCGTAACATTAACATTGCCGAATCAGAAACTAATGTCTGAGTTTCAATTTTTGTATAATAGGGGGCTTTGAAAAGACCCATCCTTTCTTGGGCGAAAAGACTTGTGGTTAACAAGATAAAAAACAATAATTTTTTCATTTAGTTTTTTACCTCCACCTTATAATTACCCTTAAGTCGAAGTACATTTGTATTTGTTATTTCACCATCAAAGTAAGAATAGAAGAACCCTTCTCCAATAACTAAACTCTCTGCATCAGTTGGACTCGCATCATTAAAACTTATATATAAATCAGTAGTTCCAACATTAAAGATAGTTACTCTCTTGCAAGTAAGACTCGTAATTTGTGTGTAGGCTATTTCAGAACCTGTCATTACTGTGTCTGTTACAGCTATTGGGTTTTTAACAGTCACCTCTTCGCTATCAAGTGTTATTTTAATATCGTTGGTCTGCGTACCTTTTGAAATATCGTTCACATTAATATCCGGTAAGGTAGTAACAGACCCTACATCCCATGTCCCGCTTTGTGTGGCATTTACATTAGCTTTATCTGCTCCATCATCCCAATCATCTATTATTTGTAATGCTGTTCTAAGTTCTACCAGTAATCCTCTTATTAGTTCTGTATCATTTTTGCTTGAATCTTGACCAACTGAAGTTGCAACTATTCCGTTTAATGTAGAAATAAGTGAACGTATTAATTGAGTATCGTTTTTCAGACTATCTTGTTTCTCTTTTGTGGCTAAGGTTGTTCGCAGCACTTCGAGTAGATAGTTAATTTCCTTTGTATTTACAAGAATACTATCTCCTGTAATTTGATTAAATTTTTTAATTGATTCTATATGGATTCTATCAAGTGTCGCCTCTGATGTATCTTGCCCGACTTTTGTCGCTAATGTTGTCCTTAGAACCTGTAAAAGATAATTAACTTCATCAACGCCAACCTTAATAGAATCGCCCGTAGTTTGAGACATTTTCTTTATCAATTCAAGATGTGTTCGGCTTATCTCCGAATCAACTGAATCTATCTTCTGCTCAATCAAATCAGTGTTATCGTCAAGTTGCTGCAAAAGATAGTTGCCTTCTTTCACGTTGACAAATATCGAATCACCCGTAGCTTGTGATAACTTTTTAATGAGTTCTGTGTGCAAAGCGTCTAATCGTGCATTAGCGGTATCAATAGCCGCAATAGTCAAATCCTGATGTGTTGTATCTGCCGCACCATCCGGCAAAACACTATGGCTCACATCGGTGTCAACTCTGTTATCTTTATAAGGCAAAACAGCCTGTTTGTGATAAATGGTCTGCATCCTGAAACTTGTCTGATCAGTCGCTCCGTTAGTATAAACTATTCTGAACCATCTCGAATAACTTCCAAAAATAAACTTAGTCACCGTGTCTGTGGAAGTATAAGTGAAGGGAATTTTCAGATCCCAATTAGCCCCGTCTTTGGAATATTGAGCCAATCCAGTACCCGATACGTTACTTTTAATCATTACTGTGATTGCGCTTTCATAGATTATCTCTTCAGCTTTCCCGGTAAAAACTGCCGCTGAATCCAAAGCAGTTACGGAACTATTCACCCCATCAGCACTGATCACATCGTACTGATTTATTCTTTGAGCCTGTATAACTAAGGCAACCATAAAAAATAAGATTATCTTTTTCATTTTATCTCCTTTGTTAATTCCACTAAAATTTATTGCGTGATTCTTCTTTGCAAAAATAAGTATATTTTTTTGTGATATACCAAACTTTAATTAAAACAAACCAATTCAATATTCTACTTTCTGGAAATAATTTTAATAATAAGTCCATTTTTTACCTGTCTATTCTTCTAAATCTGTTTCGAGAATATTTGCTTTTTCTTTCAATACCTAATTTTTCATTCTCTTGTTCGCGTTTATTTTTAAGTTGGTCAAGATGTTTTTGATAAGCATCTGACTCACTTCTCATTTTTTTAAGTTTTTCATTTGCTTCATTATAAAGATACCTATTCTCTTTTGTAGGGTCACTCAGAGCTTTTTCTTTTAGCTTATCCCTTTCTTTCTCAAAATCAGTTATCTCTTTTATCCTTTCCTTGAATATTTCTTTATTCATAAGTTCATAATTACTTGGTGATTTCTCCAGACCAACGGACGTAACGGGTAAACCGCTTAATCTCATTCCTTTCATTGTCCAGTCTTGTTTGCCTACAAATAAATTTCTAATTGTGGAAGCATTTCGGTCAAAAGAGAAACCTTCGTACATAGCCAATTTTATCATTTTATTATAAGCGGGATCATTTTCTTTCCAAATAGGATAGCCACTATAAATATTTTTATTTGAGACTATTTCAAATGGAGCTTTAACTATTGGGTTGACATAATTTAATCCGGTTTTCATATTGCCATGGAAAGTGTCCCAAAGATATGAAGCGGTCGCATCCCCTATGTTTGTTGTACCTTGCGCAAGTTTTGCCCCCTGGTCTACTGCGCCCGTCAAGTTTACATAGTTTGTAATATCATCTTCCCAACTCTGGTCGAATATATAAATCCTATTCCCGTTCTTATCAAACCAATTAGTTGCAAAATGGAAGTTTTCTGCTATGTATCTCTTATTCGGGTCATTGTTCAATTTCTCTTCATCTTCCGGCGCAATCATTCTATTCCATACCACACCCGCAACAGCCGGTAATAATAACCCAGCCATTATTCTTGCTCTTGTGTTGCCGTTGCCTTTAACAAAACTTTCATAGGTCATTTCTGGGTTACCTTTTGCCCACGAATAGAATGGTATAAAAAGATTTCTTAACCACTTATTTTCAAATTCTGTAAAATGGTTATAATTTATAAATGTTCTTGCAACATTCTCGTGCGCTTCTGCTTTGCTTAGCCCTCTAACGTGTCTATCATAAACGTATTGGTTAAATCTTAATATTGTTTCTCTCATCTGCATAGTTTTGTCAAAACCTTCTAAAAACCCCGATAACCCACGCCCTTCTGAGAATTCAGAAAGATTCTGTTTCAACCCCTGCATTAAAAATTTACGATTAAAATCTTTATCCGTTATTTCGTAAGCTTCAGTTGTCAAGCGTCCACCGAGTCCGCCTTCTTCAAATTCTTTATAAGCAGATTCCATTTGCTCTGGTTTTATATCTATCCCTCTGATCGCCTTATCAACACGTCCTGCTTGTTTTACTATTTTATTAAAACTTGCCAAGTCTATAAAATGTAGATACCCTTTCTGCGGGATATTCATTTTATTAAAAAGAAATTTCTCTGTCTGAGGCAGGGAGCTAAATGCAGCCGGATTATTATTTATTTCCTTTTTCATATCAGTACGCATATTCCGCGCTTGGAATAAAACGTTGAACAGACCTATTCTTGAAACCATTTGTTTCTTAAATTGTCTCGTTATTCCGCCGATGATAGGGACTTGCGAAGGCAACAGACCAGCGTAAAGATTGCTTAATTGCTTTGATAAACCTTCGGGCACGGTATAATTTTTACCACCACCAAAGAATATCTTACCAAGTTGTTCCCTAACATCTTTAGGCAAATCTACGGCAGCGTCTTTCATTACTTTTTCAATGGTCGAGTATAACTTAATGTAACCGCGTTTAGGATTAAACTCGTATTCCGTCCACCCATCTTTACCCTTCATGTCTGGATCGTTGAATTTTTTCAGAACTGTTTTCTCAAATTCATTTATCGCTTTTGCTCTTTCGTTCTGTCTGAAATAATCCGATAATACCTGCATAACATCAATATTGACGGCGTGTTTGACACTACCACCTGTAAATTTTAATGAAGATTGAGGAGTTTCTTTTCTAAACATTCCTTTTTTTGCGTTCATTGTGCCTATTTTATCAATAAAGTCTATCACCCTAAAAGGGAAATAATCGGTTGTTGTTTTTTCGATAAGACCCTCAGAAACCAATTCTTCGCCATAAGCCGAAAGCAATTCGTTCATTCTTTCATAAGAGCGTTTTTCTTCAGGAGAAAGATTCTTTTCGAGTTCCGTTAACGCTTGGTCAATCTCTTCTTTGCTATACTCTTTTAATATTTTTTCTCTTGCGCCATTATCTAAATTAGCATCCTCCATAATAGCTTTTAATCTTTTTACGCCTGCATACTTGCCTACATTATAAATGCCTTTCTCAAGATTATCTTTATTCATATCACCAAAAATTGAGTATAAAGTTTTGCGGGTTGTATCTTTAACTCCGGCTGTTAGCTTTTGCTTTAGTATGTCCACTTCCGTTGAGAGATAATCGATTGCGCTCGATTCCTTACCCTCGTTATCTTTTACCTTCATTTTTCTTAAAATCTGATCTGATTTTATATCGTGTAGAAATTGTAATTTCTCTTTAATTAAACCAGCGATATGGCGCGTATTCTCAAGTCTTTTTTCTCTCCAAGTAGGCGTATTAGTGATAAAGCGAGAATCTATCTTCTCGTTACCTGAACTTGCAACTTCTTTAGATTTTATTGGTTCATTTTTGGATGTTATTTTATCAATTAAAGAACTGAAAGGGGTAAAAGTTGATTTTAATTCACCACTTCCAAGTGATTCCTTTTGCATCCTTACTTTTTCTGATTCCAATATTTCATTTGATTTCTCATCAACAATATCGGAGAAATTCTTTTGCTTTACTTCCTTCGCAAAATCTTCCGGCTTGCCGGATTTTTCTTCTCTGAATGTTTCCCATTTCAACCCGCCGGTTTTATTGGTCTCTACTTTGCCAAAAGAAATATTCTTTATCTTACCAAAATCAGTTCCTACTGCATCAATATCACTTATTGGCAATTTGCTTTGTTTCCCGTCAGCAAAATCAACTATTACCGCATTGCTCCCTTTGGGTAATTTAATTTCATTTTTAACATTTTTCGGTTCTTCCTTAGCTAAACTTTTAGGAGTTTCAAATGCCTCAATCTGCCCTTTGTCAACTTTCTCCTGTTGGAATAGTGGAGTTTCTTCACTCAAATCTGCTTTGCCTTCAAATTTAGCTTTTGTTGGGAAACTTGGTTTCATTTCACTTCCAAGAGTGTATTGATCTCCGGCTTTGGTTTTTTCTATTTGAGGTTTTGCTTCTGACTTCTGACTTCTGACTTCTGGTTCTTTAACATTCCCCCCAAACTCAAAACTCGTATCACCTGTTTGGGTCTCTTTGCTTTTCTGACCGATATATTCATCAACCATAATTTCAAGGTTTTCTCTGTTTATCTCACTTCCATCGGTTAATTTAATATATCCGGTTTCCTCAAATTCTTGATCAAGTTCTTTGACAAAATCTCTTACTATTTGTGCTTCTTCGCTCTGTTCTTTGCCTGCATCTTCTTTGATGTCTGAAACGCCTTTATCTATTTTCTGCTGTCCGAATCCTTTTGGAAGAAGATTTTTTAAATAGGAAGGAAGATATTTCTTTTCTGAAAACATTCCAGCCATAAAAGTCTGACGGTCACTTTCCTCATTGCTTAATTTCTTAAAGGGTGTTTTTGCTTTCTCGTTGGTTATCTCAACATCTTCAATCTTTTCGAGTACGGCTCTGTTTGCCGGATATATTTTTTTACCGTCTATGTAAAGATTGTCATTATCGTACTTTGCATCAATGCCTTGCGCTCTTAACTTACTTACTCCTTTTCTTATCTCGCCTATGACATATCGCTTTTCGTTTGGTGAAAGTTCTCCTCTTCTACGGTCTGCTCTCTGGTCAAGTATCGTATCGAGTATTTTTTTATTCTTGTTGAGTGCGTTTACAACTCCATCGGGTAAATCTTTTATCCCAACTAATCCGAGATTCTTCTCTGTTTCTTTGCGGGTATCTATTTTGACATCTTCTGTCTTGACATTTTTTGTCAAATCGGGATAATCTTTTAATACTTCTTCGGGGACCGGTTTGCCTTCCTTGATGGCTTGTTGGACTAATTGCTCATGCACTCTTGGGACTTGGTACTCAAATTTATCATCTATTATCCAACCTGTTTCTAGCCCAGTTAATTCTACATCATCTGGTATTTTATCTAAAATATCAGCATGTAATTTGGCATTTTTATCAGTATATACTTTACCATTAGCTTTTACTGCCAATATTGGTCTTTCGCTTTTCGGTATTTGTTCTGAATATCTTTGCTCTTTGATCGAAGACTCGAAATCCTTTTTTGTCATTTCCCAAGGTTCTTTTGCAACTTCATTGGTAACAGGTGTAACTACTTTTTCTTTTACTGCTGTTTCTTTAATGTTCTGTATCGCTTCCGGTTCAACCACATCGCTAGTTTTAATTTCTTCCGGCTTAACAGACTCAATTTCAGGGGCTTTAACCTCTGTCTTGGGGATTATGGCAGTTTCTGGTAAAACGTCCTTAGAAACGCTCTCAGGAGGTTTTTCTGTAATCGGTATTGTTTCGCCTTGTATATCTTTCAATTGTGTTTCTTCAGAAGGGATTGTCTGCTGTTTTGTAATATTTGTAATCTCTGGGAAAGCTGTTTTTATGCCTCCGCCTATTATCCCGCCAATTGCAAAATCGTCGAATACTTCTTTCGGGTCAATTTCTTTGCCTTGCGCAACTTTATCAATAATATTCTGAATGCCTTCTTGACTACCTTCCATTATTGCACTGGTAATAATTTGCCTTAAACTATTCCCCTTGTCACCCAAAATACCAAGTTTGTTTGTTATGCCTATCGCAACAAGATTCGCAAGCGTGCTTAATCCAGCAGCTTTGTTGGCTGTACTCTCATCTTTGCCATCCCTTATCATTTGGCTTCGAGTATTGCCTGCTTCTGTAACGGCTTCCAAAACTGTTGGGACTCCTAACATCAAAGCTTTTGCAATCTTTGGACTCCAGTTAAGTATCGCCTGTGCGCCTTTCGCAACTCCTAGACCAGGGATCATAAATGCAGCCATACTTGCAGCGCCGGAAGCTAATTTTTCAGCATAATTTGGGTCATTTGGAGCTACTTGCATCGTAAACTTATTTAATGCGTCTGAAGATTCTTTCATACCCGGGACTCCAGCCCAATCAAGTGCGCTCGTTACACCTTCAGCTACTCCGGAAAGCCCTTGTAATCCACTTCCAGCTATCCGCCCAAGTGGACTGTCAAGGTTAACGCCAAAAATTTCTTTCCTTGCCGGTATAAGATTTTCGTCCATTTTCTCGGTTAAATTTGTAGGTCTGTTTTTTACCTCGATTGCGGTTAAATTCTTTGCAATCTTATTCATTTCGTTAAGCACGTCCGGTTTTAAGAAATCACCCACCAAAGTCGTTTTATCCGGCACGTTCATTTCTTGTCTTGCTGTTGAGCTAATACCAGCCTTCGGTTGTTCTGTTGGTAAAACTATATCCGATAAGTTTACTCCGGTGCTTTCTGCCGGCACGCCTCTCCTCTCTCTTGCAAGTGCAGAATCGGCATTCATTTCATAACCCTGCTCTTTTTCAATATCCGCTAATCTGTTCACAAACTTTGCGCTATCGGTTTCAACTGGAGGGATATTTGTCTGCTCTTTGGTCGTAACAGATTTTATATTTTTTGCCGGTATGCTATTATACCAGTCAGGAACATTATCCACCTTTTTGTTTTTTGCTGGTATTTTATCGTACCATTTGGGAATATTTTGGACTGTGCCGTCCTGCATTTATCTTGTTCCTTCGTTTTTCTTAATTATGTCAATTGCTTCCTGTTCTGTATAGCCTTTTTCTTCCGTTAATTTCTTCATTAAATCTTTATATTGTTCTTTAATTTCAGTATAGCCTTTTCTATTCCATTGATTAGGTGCTTCTGGCGCTTGATTTTTCGCAAAATTTTCTAATAACTTTTCAGTGAAAATAAGTTTTTGGTTACCATTTTTATCTCTCACCACATAGCCACCGCCGTATTTATACCCTTTGCCGTCTTCTGATTTCAAATTTTTTAATTCATCTTCTGTAAGCAACCCCTGGCTTATCAAATCTTTTGTCCCCACATAAGGCGAAGCCATTATAGTATTATATCTTTTTTGGTTTAGCGTTTCTTTTTCAGTTCTTTTTTCGGCTTCTTTAGAGCTACTTTCATTTCTGACTCTTGCCTCACTTTTCTTCTCATAAGTTTCTCCACTCGGCTTCATGTAAGTTGTATATCTGTGACCATCGCTGCCGGTAAAATTATCTATTTCTTTGTCGGTATTTTTAGGCATACCTTCTTGGATAACTTTTTCATTGCCATATTGATCTCTCTCAACATATCTCTTCGTTGGGTCTCTTTCAATGACACTTGGCGCAACTGGTCTTATCCTTTCAACATCGCCTTGTAATAATTTAGCAAGAGTGTTTAGCCTATCATAATCAACATTCGGGTCTTTTAATGCGTTGGTAAGGAAATTACTTGATTCGCCCTGTGCTGTATTGTATCTCTGCAAAGGGGAGGATAATCTGTTAAAATTCTTTTGTATGTTAGTCGGCTGTTGGGGGACAACATCTTTTGTGGGCATAGTTAAACCATCTAGTTCGCCTGGAGTAATAAAATTAGCTTTTCTATCGGTAGACTGATTCATCGGATTAACATTCTGCACGGGTAAATTCTGCAAATCCGCCATACCACTCCCAATATCACTCACTTTGCCCTGTGATTTTTGGAAAGCATCCACCAAACGCTGTATCGATTCTGCCTGTCTTTTCTTTTCGCCTTGTTGTATAAAATGATTGCTTAACATTTGAGCAATATTATTCACATAAGGCGTGAGTCCACTTGTAAAACCTTGTCCCTGTCTAGCCATAATTATACCTCTTCAAACTTTACTGAAAGTTTTGAGTAATCAACATATTTATATCCGTCTTTTTCACTAACCGCCTCTGGAATGACCTTCTCAACATCTTGCGCAATAACACCTCTGTATTTTTTATCAAGGTCTGTATTGTAATTGAAGGTGACTATCGGGATGCCCTCTTCGGATATTCCTACCTGTTCAATGTTAGTCTTGAATCTTCGATCACATGCCATTAAGGCTGTCGTGCCAGCTTGCGCAGCTCCTCCAGCGATACTTCCCATAAGTTGCCCTAACCAATCATCACCACTCGCGTCCATATTTTCCCAATCGTTTATCGATCCTTGTAAAAATCCCATCTTGGCTAATTGGTTTGCAAAGTTGCTTTGGTCAATATTATAAGTCAAGTCATTATCAGCACTCATCATTGGAAGAATTTGTTGTAATTGTGCAATGTCAAGTCCGCCTAATTGATCTGCAATTTGTCCCTGTCCCGTGTCCGTGACTCCCTGAATTGCATTCTCCAAATAACTTCCTCCAGTGATTCCTTCGCTAGCCATTCTTTCCGCAAGGGCTTGCCGGTTCTGGTTTATGTTCTGGTTGCCGTATTCGATTGCACTCCCTCTTTGTTTATTTACGACATCCCCAAGAGCCTTTTGCATATCCTCGAAACCAAAGTAATCATTTTTGTTCTTTGTAGGGTCAATGCCCCACGCTCCACCCCAAATTTGTTCACGTCTGCCACCTTTGTTCGGTTGATACATCCCCGATCTTATTTCATCTGGGAGATAAAAATCTGAATTTGCTAAACCTTGCCCATAAGACGAACCTTGGAAATCAGACATAGAATTATTTCTTTGGGTGTTTAACCAATTCTGCGGGTTAGCCCAATTTGGTTCATTCCCTGCGGCTGTTTTAGCATAGCCAATAATATCTTTCATACTAGGCATAACTCACCTCTTTATTTTTTCTTTGTTTTTTCAATCTCACCTTTTTCTATCGGTGTAACTACTACAATGCCGGTTTTTAAGTCAATATCAGGTAATTTAATTTCTTTACCTATTGTCTCCGGCTTAATGCCTAGCCTTGTGTAAATATCATCAAGATACCCATTATACTGAGCATTGAGTTGGTTTGTTGCATCCGATATTCTTTGCAGTTGGTTTCGTACTGATGTCAAAGCGTCTTTTTCTAAGTTACTTAATTGATATTTCATTGTTTATCCTTTTTTGATTTCTTCTATTAGTGCAAATATATCTAAATCTTTTGCCTTTGGTATAACTTTTTTAGGGTTGATCTGTTTTATCAGATCGATTGCACTCTTTGTGTACTCTTTCTGAATAACTTTATACTTGGCTATTTTTGCGTTGTACTTATCAAGTCTTTCTTGAGCGTTTTCTAAACCAAGTCTGCAATTTTCTAAAGTAATCATTTGTTCTGCTGTCATTTTGCCCTCTATGTTATTGTCCATGCTGTTATTAAACCATTTTTTATAGTTACGGAATGATCATTTATAGAATCACTCCATGTTTTTGTTGCTGTTAGTCCGGCAGTACCATCACTTGATTGATACCCAGCACCCTTTATAGTTCCGGTTGCTGTAAAATTCCCATTATCGTAGAAAAGAAATAAATCTGTATCGGCTACGTGTCTAGCCCTTAACTTAAAAGGTTTGTTTGTGCCTGAATAATCAATATATTGTTGCCAATAAGCGTTATTACTTCCATCAGCAGTAGTTCTTTCCATAAATTCAATATTAGGAGAATTACCCACTGAAAGTATTCTAAACCCTGCTGCTGTGTCACAATAATTAAATGTACGTATTGCATTTGAAGCCGTACAACTATCACCTATCCAAGCATCAGGGATGTTATAAAGTTTTCTACCAGACGAAACTATTTCGGTCGCATTGACTAAAAATCCTAAAGCTCCATCAACCCCACCACTTGCATCAATATCCCCACAGCCAATATCATCACAAGTAATATCGTCTATGTTAAGTATGTCTCTACCAGAAGAAATTACTTCAGTACCATTTACTTTGAACCCTGTTGCTGCGTCTATGTAAGAAGCTGAATCTATGTAGCCCGTGTTGGTTATGTTGACTACGTTAAGAATATTTTTTAAGTTGTCAATAACATACGTGCTACCAATTTGATAACCCAAGGTGGTGCTTAAATTATAATCACAAGTTACTGCCGCCATTAATTGTATGCCAAGACCACTGCCATATAGCTGTAACCCATTAGTCATGTTATAAGTTATATACCCTTGCACGGCTGGGGAGGAAGTGTGAGCATTTGTCCATTCTAAATTAAACTGATCCGCGCTATTATCATAGGTAATATTAAAATCTTTATAAGTATTACTAGAATTTTGATACCTATGTAATTGTATTTTCCTGTCTAAGTAACCACCTACAAACATATCTAAATAATCGCTACCGCTTATCCAAGGTCTATAACAATATAGTCCGTCAGATTGGAACAACCCGTCCGTTTTAAGAACCTGCCCACCGAAGGCTGTATTGCCCTCCAAATACACATTCCCCGTAGTGCTATAAAAATCTATGCGCTGATTAGTAGCTAAAATCTCTATACGTTTGCCGGATGCACTTGTTTTAAATATCCCACCCATAAATTCAATATCAGTGTTGTCATACTTAAAATATTTCGTTGCAGAACTACCCAGAAATAATCTATAATCATTAGTACCGTATTGTCCTAACCAATAACCACCTTCCGTTCCTGCCACGCCTCTATCGTAAGTCATTGTTGTTGTGCTTTTAACCGCACCGGCAGCGAAACCACCACCAACTAATGAAAAATCAGTTCCATCATAAATGAAGTATTTCGTAGCTGAATTGTATATCTTAAACTTAACAATATCACTATCTGTTGAATCAGAACCTAACCAAAAACCACTGTGAGCTACATCAGCGAATGACGTTAAACCCGCCTGCACGAAGCCTCCTGCCCCTAAATTGATATTCCCTTGCTCAATGTATAGGTTGTCCCTGATAAGCATACTGTAACCGCTTAAAGCACCAAAAACAGCACTTGTTTCACCCTTTAAGTTACCAAAAACTATTACGTGGTTAGTCTGTGTTTTCCATGCAATCCAATTATTAATTCCTGTCATTAGCCTTTGGATAGGAGCAAATTCGTCAACAACATCAAAAGTCATTACATTTTGTCTAGCCGCATTGAGTGAGTTACCAAATACTGCGAAAGAATCGCCAACCGAAATACTTGCTTTGTTTGCTGGAGCTGTATAAAGAGCTTCCCCAGCCGATCTTTTTGCCGCAACCGTAACTTGCACTCCAGAAACATTTGTAACCTGATAGATTAGCCTCTTAATTAAATAATCATCATCAACAACATCGCCATTGCCATCATATTTTGTGTCCGATAAATCAACTTCTTGGCAAATAATTAAATCGTTTACCTCTATGGATGTCCCACCGTTGCCCCCAGGGTCTTCAACTTCAAAAACTAACGGGCTGATAATTTTAGATACTTTGCCACCACCCGGACCCATTATCCTATTACCAATTTCATACCTTACTTGGTCAATTAAAAACTGTCTTGCTCTTAAATTCCCTCTTATGGTAGCATTATCGCACTCCATTAAAGCTGTGTTATTGTTGTCAATTTCATCAAAACCAAAAAATAACCCTGAACCGTCCAAACCTACTTTGTAATTGGAACTAGCGTAATCAATCCCTTGCGCTACGGTTATGTCGCCAATATTAGTATCAACATTTCCTATTCTTAATCCGGCAAAATTTGGGATACCTTCTCTATGTAATGGTTCAATTGTATCAAGCCCACCGTTTTTGAAAGCTATTGATTGGCTTCCTGTCATGGAATTGATAAAATTGAATATAACATTGAACTGCTGCTGAATATCCTGCATGGTTGAGTTTTGATTGAGCGCCATTTTTTTTATATTATCAGGCATTGCTCGCTCCGAATCTACCGAAACTTATTTTCTTTAAAGAAAAGCCCATTGCCTTGATTCTAATATCGTCTGAAGCCACCGCTAAAGTACACGCGATCTTAAACTGAAATACTCTACATGATGGTAAAATAGATAAATCTTTATGAGCATAGGTACTATTCGCCGGTGCCGTCAAAGTAAACGAAGACAACGTACCATCAAAATAAAATGAAATTGTTATCGCTTCTTCAGGCGAAAGATATTTTATCCAGAATCTCCCTATCAATAACCCATCAGTTGCCTTAACATCCTCTCCTAAAAAAGAAGTATCGAAAGGTATACTTAATCTCTCGCAACTAATCCCCTCATATTGGCTTGCGTTATCCCGATAATAAATATTGCCATCACTCTTCAGAATGAGAACTCTTCCGTCCTCATCAATCCCGTAACATTTCATTCTCGTGATATGCGATGAAGTCGCTGTTACCCAACCTAATTCCGGTGTATAGATGTATTCCGCAGCCGTTCCATCGTACATTCTAAAGGAATTCCGGTATTCGTCTCTTATGCCTAAAACTAAGGATTTATCCGAAATCGCCTTGTAAGCAACTCTTATCGGGTCTGATATGTTCTGACTTGAATTACCTGAAATTCCGTTAATCCCATACTCTCCTGGAATGATAATATGAGTACCCATGTGTACCATGCCCCGTCTCGAAACTCCACCAACTCCAGGTGCTATTATTTGTGAGGCGCCACTTTGTGGGTCAACTATTTGAATATTATTCGGTCTCGAAACAATAATATTTGAGGATTGATCAACAATCATTTCCAAAACATCGTTACCGTCCCTTCCTTCAAGTGAAATTCTATCTTCTGGCGGAATGACATCGTACATTTTTGCACCAGTACCGCTTATAATGGATTTATAGAGTACATTCACTTCTCTTGAGGCGATATAAGGATTTAGAATAAAAGTCTTGCCTTGAGTGAGTACGGCTCTATCCCAACTACTTGCGTAAGTTGTCTCAATGCCATATTCATCCTCTTCGGCTTTATTTATTGTGTAACCAACAAGACTGTTTAGTTCTAACGAGGCTTTATTAAAGGTCTGTTTTGTTATTTCTAGTGGAGTAATAAGCCTTACATCTCCATTTGACAAAACTTCCCACCCAGTCCCTCCCGAAGAATCCTGTGAAAATGTTACATTCCCAACTTGTTTGTATTTTGTTGCTATTTGGCTATTGTTATTTCTATCTGTTATTGCGACATACAATTTGTAGCCAGTAAGTCTTTTATTTATTGATGCTCTTAGAATAACCGGTCTCCAATAAATTGATCTTTCTGATGTTGTGAAAACGCCAGTCGTGGCTGAAAATACACCGTATTCCTGATACCCATCTAATACTGCCGTAACTACGTAATATAAATTTGTACCCGTGTCAAGACCCGATATAAACCCCGTATCTGCTACCGATGGCGAGCCACCATAGACCGTAGCTGCACTACTATAAGTACCCAATCCTGTAATTATATTATACGGATCAAGAATAATCTCATCATAGTTATTTATCACATCTTTATAAGTAGCAGCGCCAATCGCAAGCGTAGTAACGCATCCGTATTTTTTCAGATATTTTACCGACATTCCCAAACGATTAGCATATCCACCGAATCCTATTCTTAATTCGCCATTGATTTTATGAAAAGATAGTTGATCCGGCGTTGTGTTGTACATTTCATCCATGTAACTTACAGGGAAGAAATTTGTCATAAAAATTACAGTATCGCTTATAGCAAAATCATTCCGTGAAATTGTAATATTATGGCTGGCATCACAAGCCAATACATTTGCTGCTATACTTTTCGTAACATTCCACACAACCCAATGAGGTTCACTATTAAATATTGCCTGAGTGAAGTCGAAAGCGCCTATCACATAATCGGCTTTGCCGTGTAAACTCGTAAGGATCTGTCTGTCTAACCATTTCCAGCTATCTACCCATGCACTCCCACTCCAATATGGGCGTACACAAACAGCCAACATATTTTTTGATGCTACTGAAGGAGATGAACCGCTTGCTTTAGCCAAAACTCCTTTGATAACTAACGCTGTAACTTCTGCTCTCGTTGTTGTACTGTCTATGTGAAAAGTAGTTATGCCAAGATATTCTCCGGCTGTAAAGTTTGTCAATGAAGGGACTGCATACTTTATTGTTACTTCAGGAGTGACAACTAATTCGCCAAGATTGTCCCTCAAATCAAAGTTAATACAACTAGCACATTCATCTTTTGAAGGTGTCATTGTGGTGTTTATGCCACGAAAATTAGTTAACTCTATTTCTTTCCATTTCGACATTACTTATTGCCTTTTTTAGCTTCATCCTCAGCTTGATTCATTTTGCGGATATAATCTGTTCTTGATACAATACTTTGTTCAAGCGTAGCAGGAGGCGCCTGATTTACAAGCTCATATAATTTTGCTTCTGCTTTTTCAAGAACAAGCGGGACAAATTTATCGGGTATATCAATAGTCTCAGTCGGAGCAGCGAGTGTTTTTTTCGTAGGTAAAGCCTTAAAGATCATTGTAAGTGTACCAATTGTCAACGCAGAGCCATATTCAAATTCAATATTTTTGCCGAATCTACTCCAGACAACAGAATTCGTCCCACTTGTAAGTTGCGATCTATTCCTATCTCTTTCAAAATGTTTTGTACCTCTCTCAAGACACTCAACCCCAGCGGTAGATGAACGAATTGCTATTACTTTATCAATGCGATATGTTGATATATCTGCCACTTTTGAAACGAGCGTTAAAGCCTGTTTTTCAATATATTCCTCAAGCCCAGCGTCCCCTAACATCTCAGCAACATCAAGAATTTTCTCGTGGATAATATCAATAATCACATCGGGCAGAAATTTGTCCGGTGCTAATTTGTCTGCTGTTATTTGTATTCGGCTCGCACAATTAGCAATTGTGAAATCTAAACTCCTTCCATTTGCCATTATTCTAATCTCCTATTTTAGTCTGTGTTGCCCTTATCTTTATCGAATATTCTTGTTGCTGTTTGGATTATCTCTTCTTCCCAATTCGGTGCGAAAGGTGAATCATAACTTCCACCTCCGGTTAAATATCCTCCCGTGGTTGGGTCTAACGGTTGCACGATAATTGTTAAAACCGTACTTGACGAAACGAAACTTGCTGCCGGATAAACGTAAATTATACCTCCGGATTCAACAGCGACAGGGTTATTTGCAGAACCAGCATTATAAGAAGGATAGCCTATCTCAGCACTACTTTTCTTAGTCGCTGGTAATATTGTGGCGTATTTGCTCGCTGGCACAGCTTCGACTAATTTCTTAAAATCTAAATTCGGAGTTGCAATTGTATACTTGCTTGAAGATAATGTTACTGTTCTTGGCACTACAAGTTCGGGGAATAAACTATGGAACGAAGTTGGATCGCCTCCTGTTTTCTCCCAATACATACCAAATAAAGCCTGTAAAGCCTGATTTAAGAATAATTCTCTAACGGCAGATGTTACAAATTTACCGTCCGTTCCTTCAGCAGCAACAGGATCGTTAATTCTTTTCGAGAACTCTACGCTCATTCTATCAAATTTTGGAGTTGCCATTACCAGTCTACCTCCCTATCATGTGGTAAACCATGGTCGTGTTCAGTCTGCCCTATCGTGTCCAAAGCAAATTCAAAACTCTTCAAATAAGATTCTTTGCCGGTTATTCTCCACATAACATAATCTTCAATAGCCGAATCCCAGCTAGATTTTAATTCAGGGGCAACACTTGAGGAAATTTCAGTTTGCGAACCTTCCAGATAAACCCAAAATTTTATAATTTCCCCAGATGTGTCCGGTGTTGGATAAAGAATAAGATTGTTCTCGAAAATTGTAGCTTTAATTGGCTGAGTAATCCCATAATCGGTTTTAATCGTCTCATTCCAATTCTTATATTCGATAAGTTCAAGTTCATATTCCCAAGTATCCGGCGTTACTACGGTGATTACCGGACCAATCATTTTTTTAGTGCCGACTAACAAGGCGTACTCGTTAATCGTACTAATAGTGGTGACCGATAGCTCATATTCTATACCAATCCGAGAAAATATCTGATCCTGTGCAATTTGCATAAGATCATATAAATCATCCGGTGCAAAATCATCTGGCTTAGCGCCTTCGATCTGTAATTTCCTCTGAATACGACCTTTTATTAACTGGCTTCTGTTAGCCATTATTTATCCTTCAAAGGTTCTGCTTTCTTCTGAGGCTTAGATTTAGTATCTTCAATTACTTCTTCTTCAACCTTCTCTTCCGCAACCTTTTCTTCACTAACTGCTTTTGAATCAGCAATCGCCATTAAATCTTCATCCTCTTGGGCAAGAAGAACATGTTGGATAACTTTCGTTCTTTCCAAACTTATATCCGGCAATTTGTTGTAAAAAATCTCATAGATTTTATGAAGTTTAATATTTGGCATTTCTTCAAGTTGTTTTCTTGAATATTTTTTACAAACCGAAATAGTCCTGGTGCTCGAATTCAAACTGGCTTTTACTTCCGATGCTATTTTAAGCATTTTCTTTTCATCCATACCCTGTGGATAAGAAAAATTATCCCGTGTTTTTACTACATCAACCGCATGGATGGCACTTATTTTAACTATTTCTTCTTTACCGGTATTTTTATTCTTTTTAATCAATTCAACTGTGGTTTTCATTTAACACCCTATTTTAATTTTTAATTATAAAAGAGAGGCAAATATGCCCCTCTAAAAAACTAAGACATTGCTGCACTTGATTTCCATGTACTTGTTCCGGCTGCTGCTATTTTCATGTGGATTTTGTATGCCTGTGTGTCGATAATTATACTACCCTTTGGCAACCCTGCATAGTTAGCTAATGTAATAGCTGAAGTGCCGAGATAAATCCCCACACCAAAAGTATTACCATTCGCACCAACAGGAAGTATTTCGATATATGCCGCATTTGTAGTAATAGCGAACATATCATCAAGCGTTCTGCCGCCTTGTATTTTCATCGTGCTTCTTTTTGTTGCACCCATTTTAATTACTCCAAATTTTATTTATTAAAAACAGGAGAGAATAAATCTCTCCTTTGAATTCACCGGTTATATAGTTATTGTATCTGGTGAATAAGTTACATAAATAAGCGAAGAATTGTTATCGTAGAACGTGTTAGCGCCATTACCTAAGAAGTTATCTTCGTCAATAATATCGGCTCTAACTGCTCCGTAAATCATTCTTGCGCCATCTTCGATTTCCTGGTCGTGATCAGTTTTTTCCTGTGTCAGTTTAAATGGCAATCCTTCTGCCGCCAAGATTGCACCCTGTCCAACCAATAATGCTGGTTTTAATGGTGCTGTATCTCTTGGATCATCCATAAAGGTTGATCTGAAATATTGTGGACCAGTGGAAGCGCCCGTGGTCGAATATGTTGCATCCCAACCGTCGGATGTTGATATTCTGATCCCAGGGATGGTATCGTCAATTATAATCAACGCACCCTCATAAATATAGCCTTCCAACAGACCGGTAAAGATTTGGTTTTTGTCACCGCGCATTGCAGCGTCATGTTGTGCTCTCAACCAATCTTCATCCTGTCTTAACTGTCTTGCCTGAGCCGAATGTATAAATATTGGGAATACTGGTATACCCTGATAATCAATTGGCTGTATTCTGTTTGCTCTGGCATAGTAAACCATATTACGAATACTTTGCGCACTGAAATGATCCGATTCTGTATCTGCTAATGTTGCTAGTGCAGTTACAATATTTGTTTCGTAACCGGTATCAAAAGTATATGCTACGTGTGTGCCAACGCTGGATTTAAATAATACCTGCCCATCACCCTGTACGTAAAAATTAGGATGTGATTTCATTGAATACCCTAACCCATAACTTGAATCAAACAAGTTTCTTGAAAAGCCCATAGTCAACGAGAACATGAATTCAAATGGCATTAAGCGGCTGAACCAATCCTTTAATTCACCCGCGCTGTTTTTCAATTCAGTAGTAATCTGGTCCGGCAATACCTGATCACTCATTTCATTATCTCTTGTTTCCATCGCATGGCGCATCATGTTAATAGCACACTTGAGATACAATAATTTCTTTCTTTCACCATGACCGGATAAAGAAGCAGTACCTATTCTACCAGTCCCAGTCAAAGGTCTTGATAATGGCACATCAATCTTAACACCTCTTTTCGAGGATTTAAAATCATTTACCATGTGGATAATTGATTGATTAAGTTTTGGTGAATCTTTTCTAGTGCCTAAAGCACCTGTCTCTTTATAAAGATTGTAGTCAATAAAAGCGGTGAATTGAGAGAATTTACCCTTCCACCACACTTCTTTGCCAACCTTCATCTCGAGATTTTTACGGAAAATGGTCAAATTTTCATTCCATTGCCCGCCTGCTACGACCGCTAACATGCAACCTGACGTTAATCCCATCGCACTATCAATCAAATTGATTAACAATGCAACCACGATAAACGCAAGCTGTGTTAGGATTATATTTTTAAGTTTCATAACGATATTTTCCTCTAATGGTTGTGTTTCATTTTTTCAATAAGTTTGTTGTTAACCGTTTCCATTTCTTCAGGAGTCATATCGTAATTTACCTTAAAATCGCTTACCTGATCTTTTACTATTTTCTGCCTTTGGTTAGAATTGCTTAAACTTGGCGGCGCTTTGATTACTTCTTTTCTTTCAAGCGCTTTTCTAAAACCCTCACTGGTAGCTTCTGCCCTTGCTATGTTCGCAAGTGTAGTACCAAAATATTCAATAAAATTTGAGGCAATAGCATTCGGATTATACATTACAAGCGCACTCTTGCCAACGCCTAAATATTTTTTTGCATTCTGATCTTTTGCCAGTGTTTCTAAAAGCGGATTGCTCTTATTCTCACCAAGTTCAGTAAAATTAAACTGAGGATTTTTTAGTAAAGTATCTGCATCCAAACCATACATTTTTGCAATCTTCTCTTTTACGAGTTCATGCGCTTTACTTATTTGGCTTTTTACAACCGTGTCGTGATTAGTTGAAATGTATTTGTACTGTTGGACGTATTGGGTAATTCTTTGTCTGGCATCATCTTCGATTCTGATGAATTTTGCCGCTTCTCTAGGATCTGTTTGGTTCAAATCCGTTAAGAAACTTTTAATGCCTTGATCATCTTCACCACGCAACTCAGGATATTGCGCTACTATTTCCTGCCTAACTGCATTCTCTATAACATTACTCTCTTCTGGAGTAAAATTCAAATAATCATTCATGTTAGGTTTTTCTTCAACTTTCGTCTGTTGTGGCGTTTCAGTTTTGCCAGCTTTAAGGTCTACGATATGTTTCTCTGCATGGATGTAGTTTTTAAGCATTTGTGGGTCCGCATCAACAAAATCACGTTTACCTTTAATGCTTTTTAATATTACTTGCACATCTTCGGGCTGTTTACTGATATATTCATCATTGATCCGGACACTACTTGAATCAGGCTCAACATTACTCTCGCCTTCTACGGGTTTAACCGTGCTTTCAATAGCAGTCTTATCATCCTGAATTTTTTCAGTCTTTTGCTCTTCAACAGGTTTACTTTCTTCCGCAGGTTTTTCTTCTACGGGGTTTTTAAAGAAATCAACCTGTTTGTCAATTACGTTGTCAGCTTCTTTTAAATCAATATCATCGTAATTGAGTAATTCCAAACCACTTGGTACTTCTTCGGTTGTTATGGTTTTATCCTCAACATCCGTAGTAATTTCATTGTTCTGCTCGTCGATTTTATTCATTCCGGCAGAATCATCTTTATCATATAAATTTTTAATCTTTGTGAACATTTGGTTTTACCCTATGTTTAATTTAATTTCAGTTAATTACTCAAACCATTTTACTGGCTTACTCGTCATTCTCTTTCTTAATGAACTTCAGATATACTTCGCCGGTAGTAATAGGTGATCCGGTAGTTCTCTGGTTAATCCTAATAGCATACTCATTGGCTCGCCATCCGTTAAAATTAAGGTTCACCTTTGCTGCTGTTGCGGCTGAAGTTGTGTTTGCTGCAAGCGCTACAATGGTGTCAATTGGTGTTGATCTTTCACCAAAATAACCAAGTAAATAGATCACCGCTGTAACTGTGTCGGTCGCCCCGCCTGTTGGTGTACCATCAATGTAATAGTACGCTACGGGCTTATAATTTGTGAAATTTACGCCATCGTACTTATTGAGTGAGAATTTATCACTTGTAAGAGTGGCATAAGTATTACCCAAAGAATCCTCATCAAAGAATAATCGGCATTGGAAGCCATCATCATTCTGTTGTGTGATTCTAAAACCACCAGTAGCTATTTGTGCGTTTATCAATATTGGTAACATTATCAACGCTACGAGAATCAATACTATCCTTTTCATTTGTTTTACTCTCCTTGTTTATGTTAAAAAACGAAAAGCCCCTGACAACACTCAGATTTTAATCCTGTGTTGAGAGGGGCTCTTTCTTATCGATTACCCTATTTCAGTAAATTATTGCGCTTCTATAAAATTGCTATACTTCCAACTTGCCCGAATAATATTTTTATACCAAGTAGTTTTTTTTCTGCCAATTCCTCTTCTAAAAATCTTTCCGTGAATGGGAAAATATATCTATCGTAATAAGCCTTTGGCATAATAATACAGTTAACCTTACTCCCTATAACTGCATGTTGGTGATTAGCTTCGTTCACCATATCAAATATTCTTTTGAACTCAATTGATATATTGTCTATGTAACTAGAAACTAACCCGCTAAAATCTAACGCCATACAATTTAATAATTTTTTATTTATTTGTCGGTTTATCATTCTGGCATTCTCCAGCTTTTTGTTTTAATTGCTAATTGTTTATTGTTTGGCTCGAATCTCTTCACTCTGAATATGTAGTAATAACTCCCGATCTGTTTGAATACTACATTGCCATAGTTCTGATAAGGCGCAAACTTTAATACTAATTTCTTAACCCAATGGATATATTCCTGCATATAGTAAACGTGTGTGTAAAACCATCTATCCATAAAGAACCGGATCATTGGCGCATTGCTTTCCTGTTTTTTGAGTTTAATAATGTGTTCTTTCGGTAAAAGAAGAACATTCTCAATAATTACAGGGAAACTATCATTCCAGACACAAACTTCCCAAGTCGTTAAAACTTCGTTCGTTGGTGTCTTTATTTCTCCCTTCTCGTATGTTGTTTTAAGAAATACCATATAACCCTTTGTTAGTTTGTAGCGGAGGCAGGACTTGAACCTGCAACCTTTGGGTTATGAACCCAACGAGCCGCCAATTGCTCCACTCCGCGATTTAATTAAACAAATAAGCCTCCAACGGTTTTGTAATTATACCGTTTATGCTACCAAAATGCTTTATGAATCTGCTTCTCATGTTTAATGGTGTGTTTGGTTGCTCTCTCTCGTATCGTTCAAGTTGAGAAGCTATTTTGCAACCATCACCACATTTATCAATAAGAACTTTAATTCCTCTATCTTCTTCTTTGTAAATGCCAAGACTTACTCCTTCGTTGAATAAAGATTCTGGTATAATCGGCAAAACAGGAAGCCCATTCTTGTCAACAATTTTTAGTTGGCTATATTCGCCTTCTTCTTGTTTAAACAATGAATCTAAATATTTGTCAACTGCTTTATCCAATTTGTTCCTCTTTTTTATCAAGTTGTCTCATAATATTTAATGCCTGTGCTTCCTCTATATCGTCCACTAAAAATGGTTGGTAGACATTATTGCCTACTCTCACGGGTAAATCTGTTCTTGGGAATTGGACATCATCTGTCAATTCGCCTTTTGATAGTTCAGCCATCGCCTTATCAGGGATAATATATTCTTCAACAAATTTTACTTTGATTATTCTATGCGGGAAGACGGTAAGTTCTTTATTATTAAAATCATATTTTACAAGAATGCCTTCGCCATTAATTGCTTTCCGCAAAACTGTGTCACATTTTTCTTCAGTATCAAATTCAAGAGACTGCGAAGGTTCGTCACCTTGCCAAAAGATTAAACCACATTCGGCAAATGGTTTTCTTTGTTCTAATTTAATCCCTTCAAATTCTTTCAACTTCCCCTCCTTTTGGAGCGCCCTTTATGTTTTGGATATTTTTAATGTCTTGTTTGGCTTTTTCGGAACTTGCAACACCGTTTTGCCTGGACTCGGCAGCTATAATGTTTTTAACAGGATAATTCCAGCTATTATGGTTTTCCCATTCTTTTATATCTTTTTCTGATAGCATGCCTTCGGGAGCTTTACAAACTACTTCAGACAGCCCATGCTTTAAGATACTATTCAATTTTTCATCAAGCTCAAATATAGATTCTATCACAAGTCTTTCGGTTACCGTAGCGCTTGGTTTATATTTTTCAACATTCTCTTTTAATCTTTCTACTGCTGATTTCACCATGTCTCCACCTCAGGGGAATATGCCGCCACTACCAAAGAAGATGGTTTCTCAGTTATTTCTATCCATCCTTCGCCATCCCATTTTTTATTGTACAGTATCTCCATAACTACTCTGAGACCTATTTCTTCTTTTGTTTCGTCCCCATTATAATTTAGGCGACTATTTTCTTTAACCCCAAATATATTGTCCCCACTTATATGAAATTCCACCTTCTCCCTGCACTGCCGATCAAACTCTACCCAATTTAGTCTGCTCATTTCTTGTAGTTGATCTTGACGTGGAAGCCAGACATTATCTTTTAGTTGGGATTTGAGATTTTCACCATCGCCAGCTATTTTGCCAAATTCTAAATATTGGATTTCCTCGGCTTCACTACACATCTTAATATAATTTTCAGTGAATTTCATTAGCCACCTCAACTAATTCTGAGCATTTTTATAAAAATTTTTTCAACACTGTATCAATTAAACATTTTGAGAATAATAGTCAAGACAATTTTACCATTACTCACAATTTTAATTCATTACAAATTCAAAAATACTGTATTCTCTTACTAAATTATTTATCTGGATCATCTGTTTTAGTTGTACCCTTGGATATTGAGTAATAATTTCCTGTTCTCCAAATTCCATGTATTCTATCCCATGGATAATATCATATCCCCAAAATACAACATTTAAATCTATTTCTCTCACTTTCTGTATCATATCCCTACTATTTCCTTACCTGTTTTTGTTAACTCACCCAAATAATTTTTATCATCACCTAGAACAATTTGCGCTAACTGCACCATTATCGGGAATATACACTCGCCTTCTTTAATCTCTATGCCCTCACCATCCAATAATTTTTGATACGCGTCAAGCGCCTTCTCCTCGTCTTGGCAATCGATTGTACCCAGCACCATATCTTTCCGCCAATACAAAATTTTATAGAGCATTATTTACCTTTAGTTAATAATTCAAAACTTGCTTCATCGCCTAACTGTGTTTCAACTTTAAAAGAACCATCACCAATAAGATTAAGAGTAATTTTCATTTTCATTTTTTTTGCTAACCACTTCTCAAACATAGTAATAAATAATGAATAAGACCAAATTTGCGCCATTAGTTTGAACCTCCAATAGCATTTTGAAGTAAATTATCATAATATTTTTGCGTACTGAACTCATCCGCACCGCGCCTTAATTCAAGCATACCTTTCTGATTATCAATTATTTTTCCTTTATTCTCAATTTGTTTGCCCTGGTTCTCTATCCCTTTGCCCTGCAATTCTAACTTTTGAGCCATTACCGCAAGTTCCTGCATCATTTTTTCAGCAGGGTTACCTTGCTGTTGACTCTGTATAGCAGTCATATATTGCTGCATAATCATTTCCAGCATCTTCAAAAGTTCACCCTGTGAGCCTATGTCTGTTGTTTTCGTAATCTCTGAAATAAGCTTATATAGGAAAGGTTTCATTTCCGGTCCAACTTTCTCAGCCATCATATATAATTCAAGTAATTTCTGACGTTCGAGCTCTTTGCTTATCCGTCCAGTTGGCTTAGTGCTTATAATCACATCATACTCACCAATTGACAGATCGTTATGTATCTGCCCTAAATAATCGCGTTGATTGACTGTTATCCATTCCACTGAACCGGCATCCCCTAAGATTCTGAAGGTCTGCTCAGTTGTAACGTATTTCTGTATAAAGTAAATATTATTGTCTGACATTGTCTTGAGCGCGCTTTGCGCATTTTCAGAAGCCCAAGTTTGCATTACTTCCTGTTGCTGTATGCGTTGGGCAAACAATCTCCCGCTTTCGCCTGCGCTTTCTCTCGTACCCATACCGTTATCTTTCACACCGGAAACGAACTTTATTTCTTCAAGCTTATGCACCTGATAATTTTCAAGTGCGTAGTTAATAGTCGGTACGCCAACTTCTCTAAATTTATTTTGACTAATAGAACCTTGTGGTACTATCTTAATTGATCCGATCTTATTGTCACTGAACCCCTTGAAATTCTTATCTTTTTGAAGATCCGCCTCAACGTAAAGACCGCCATGTACTGCTTTCATTAAGTAGGTGAGGTTTGTATTATCCCTCATAATCGCACTTCTTACGCTATCCTTAATCCCATCAATGACTGATTTTGTTTCCAATACGTCAGGGTGAAAGTCATAACAATCAACTGAAGTAAATTTGAAGTTCCCGTTTTGTAACATTTGCGGACCTTCAAAAGCCTTGATTGCAAGTCCGGGGATGATCGATATTTGTTTGATTATTTGGGTTTGTTCTTCATCAACAAAAGTATCGGAGAATCTATCCTTAATGTATTGAAGCATATCATTGTCATACCATTCATCGCTTTGCCCTGCTGTGCCCTCTTTTCTCTTTACTATGTCGGTTATATCTCCGTGTTTTTGATTAACACGATCATAAAGTATCATTTTCGGCTGGCTGGTCCGCTCATAAAAATCAATAGCTTTGAATCTCCCCTTCCCATCATGCCAATTCATACCAGCGTCATAGATTAAAAGCCCATCCTTGCCAAGTGTTCTGCTTTGATCATACCCTCTTTTTTCACCTGCATAATCTTCGAATACACCAACTAATCTTTCCGCCCAACTCAATATAAGTTTTTTACGTTTGCTCTCGTCACTTTCACCTAAGATTGATTTTGCGTTATCCATTATCGCGGTTGCCAGTTCCTTATCTTCATTTGCGTATATTCTAACAAGTTCTTCAGGAGAATACCATCCCGAATCAGAGATATATTGACAGTCTGATAAGTCTCTTCTTGTTGTGGACGTATCAAACTTTAAGAATGGGTGATAATGTGATATATCAATCGTGCCTTGTGGATATTTCGGAGTCGCGAAGAATTCCTGTTTAAGCCATGTTTTTCTGCCGATTATTGAATATAAATAAGCTTTCGACATCTCGTAAACAATATCATTTGCTTGGTATAAATAATAATCATTTAATTTTGTGAATATACTTGCGAATTGGTGATCCCCCGGGGTGCGCCCTATAAAGTCAACCCCTGGTAATGTAGCCTTAAAATCCCCTATCAGTTTTAAGAGAATCGGCAAAAATAAGTTTGGTTCAAAGTTTGGTCTCTTTTCAAGGTTTAGTTTTATTAAATCATCGTCTGAATATATGTGACCTGACGCAAGATTGAAATTATTGCGTATTTCTGTAAATGGTGTATAGAATTCATTTGTTAGAGCTTGATCTACGTTGCTTATTCTCGCTATGCAAGCAAAATCCTCAAATTTCTTATTATTGCCAAATTCGTACATTAAGCCCCCATCGCTGTTATTTTTCTTTCATCGTATGCGTTTTCTTCGCCAAATTCTTCATAAAACCAATCTGGCAACCTTTCTTCACCATCAAGATAATAATTCGGCATCCATAGCGAGCAGTCAATTGCTAAAGCCATTGCCATCACCCTATCGTCAAAGCACTTAGTCCCGGGGTCTCGGTCTTTATTTTGCGCTTGCATTTGCCCTTTATCGTTGCGGACAAAGGTCATAGCTTCAGACCAGAACTCCTTTTCGTTGTCAATAAATGACCCTTCGCGTATATATTCGGCTAAGTTGTTAATTGCAATCCGTTTGGTCTCTGTATTTGTCTTGAATCCTAGCTCAGCATTCCCTTTAACCTCATAACCTTTAGTAAAATTCTGGTTATATTTTTGGTTCACACCTTTTTTATATGCTGAGATTATTGTTGAAAGCCCGTGATTATTCCTTTCGGTATTAAGTACCCATTTGTTTTTTAAGAACATTTGGAGCTTCGCCTGTTCATCCGCCAATAAATCGGGGTCTATATGACCGTGCCATGTGAGACAAACCTTGTTTGTTTTCCTGTCGAGAACCTTAATAACGCTATAATCGCCTTGCGCCAACCCTTCAGCAACATCGCAATTATGCGTTGCTATAAATCTTGCACAATAAGAATGTGTTTTGGTCTCAAAATTGTTTACATACCCCACAAAATTTGTTTTCCTTAGTTTATGGATTTTTAGATATATAAAATCTCCGTCTATCCACGCATAGCCCTTATGCTTTTCTCTTGCATATCTGTTAGTAATTCCAGCGCCTATCAACCCCCAATACAAATCTGTGTCTCTAGAGGAAATGTTTAGCTCGTAAGTTTCCTTTTGTCTTATTGACCTGCCATGTATCGTGCTTTGTTTTTCTTGCCTTAGTATTTTCACGCTTGATATAATTCCTAACGAAAGTAATATATCTTGAAAATCATTCAATAATTTATTTGAAACAGAAACGCAATTTATTCTTTCTCTATTGTTCTTTTCTTTGATTAAACAGCCATCACCATTAAAATAACCCCGGAATAATTCAGTAACTAAATCTTTTGGGAGTTGCTTCACCCAATTTGGTAATGTTTTTTTATTAGCATATTTGCCAAAATTGTCTATAAGAAAGCTCTGGAAATCTTTATTTGAGAATATAATTTCACAAGAATTATTTCTAACTCTTTGGCTGGCGTTACGATTAAACATTGATTTTGCGTTAATAACTATTTGTTCTCTCAATTCTTTTTCATGTGTGGACAAGCAATAACAAACCTTATGCCCTCTATTGTTTTTGTATGTATACCCCTCCGCTAACCATAAGCCGACCATAAACCAAAATTCTTTCTTGAGTATCGAGTTAGGATTATGCACAATATTGCCACTTCCAGCCGAATAGGTATAATATTTTTTTAATTGGTTTTCAGTAAGTCTTTTATATTTTGGAAGTGGGAAGCGTAGAATATCTTTCTCTGTTATTTGCCCGGCTGGCTTGTAAATCACTTCTTTATTATAGAATCTATACCTTTTATTGGCATGTGTATGCCCTTTTGTGTTGCTGTGGCTGTGAATTTTATTATCATTTAGCACAAGGATCGGGTGCTCTGCCGTAAACTTTGTCCCGCTACTTGTTAAAAACGGTTTTATTTCGATTAAATCCCCCTCGTAAAGCCTTCTCTGTTTGTTTATAATATCTACATAATCGCCATTTGCGTCTAAAAGCTTGCTCGTCGGGCTAATATCTTGTATTTTTTCTTCTCCATTTGCTGTCAATATCTTTTCATCGTCTGGTAAGCACCCAGCAGCGAATCTGTAATATTCATTGTCTAAAACGTCCAATTTCTCATAAATCTTGATATAACCTCTTGGGTTATCAATAAACATTACGTCTATTTCTTCGCCCTTATCGCCATAAACCCATTCAAGATCGCCTATTTTGATAGGTGGCTTACTGTTTACATAGTTCTTATTGCAAATTGTATTATCAAAAACTGGTCTGCCGGACGTGATAAAAGCTTCTTCTGGTGTTGATGGGTATTCTTGTTTGAATATATCCGGATCATTCCCGCATTTATCAGGCAACCCTATCACTCTTCGCCAGTTAAGATGTTCTAATGTAGCACCCAGAAGGATTAAATTCTTTTCTATCTCATCAAGTGTATTTTCTAAATGCCTTTTTTTGTCCTCTGAATCGAAAGGCAAAGTATATTCATCATCAATCAGCCAAGAAAGGAATATAAATCTATAATTACTTTCTCCGTTTTTAGCCATTTGGCAACGATCATAAAATTCACCTCCAAAACCTTTAGCAGTTGATTCCATCACAACCAGGGTATTAGGCTCGTCCGGTACAGTTTGCAATAATGAAGCTAAAGAGGTTTTTGCATCCCTCCACTTTGAAAGCTCGGTGATGTGTAAATCTTGTATTGTTTGAGATGAACCAACATCGCCAGTTTCAGCAGTGAAGAAAACAATCTCACTTTTAGTTTTCGCATAGGTCAGCTCTTTTGCGTTGTGGTGTTCTTTTTGAGGTTGTAAATATCCAGGTAAATTATCGTAATATCGATTTGTCATATCCCAAAGGTTGTTTGTTGCGTCCAGTTTATGACCAATTACAGCCGCTTTCCGATTCTTTTTGTAGGTTGTTCGCCAAAATATATAGGCTTCAATTAACGTTGATATACCCTTTTGACGTGCTTTTAATACGATTATCCTTATCGGTACGCCCGCAAGGATCATTTCTTCGATTGTCTGTAAAACTATTTCTTGAGCAGCATTTATAATAAGAGGAACAATATTACCCTTTTTATCTTTGATCTTCAGGTATTTTTGAGCAAATACTCTAAAATCGGCAATATCTTTTTTTATCTCATCAATCGTCAATTGCGTCACCATTAACTAAATCATCAATTGTTATCTTACCGGAGTGCTCGATCTTATCAACAAACATCCCTTTTATTCTTGCAAGTGAGTCCAAAGCGCCTTTTTTATCAGCAATTTTAATCTTTTTTAACAACCCAGTAACTTCTTTGCTCTTGTTTCCCCCCTTAAAAATCTGCTCAACTTCTAAACCTGCAATGGCTCTTATTGAATCTTCGTCAATTTCATTCAAAAGTTTCATTGTCCCATCATCATTAAAGAAGTTCTTTAGGTTTGAAAAGGCTAATCTGCTATATTCCTGTAATATTCTTTCTCTTGTAATATCAAACTTTTTTTCTGCTTTCTCTCTTAATTCGTTTAACCTTTCAATAATATTAGTATTTGTTAGTAGCTCAGAAGCATTTGCTCTTGCTGTTTCTTCAGTACATATATATCCAGCTTTCCGATAGGATTCAGTTTGATTCAAACCTAAAATAATATTTTGACAAAATTTTTCATGTCTCATATTTTTTAGAATAGGCATATTTTTCTACCTTTTTTAGTTAGTTAACAAAGATTTAAGGATATGAACATATCGAACGTGTTTCTTTTTGTTTCTTAGCTTGTAATTCTCAATAATCATTTCTAACCGAAGGGATAATAGCACTTTCTCAAATCCGCTTAAATTTTCAAGCATCTTCTTGCACTGCTCCTTATACATCTCTCTCATCTTCATTCTCTTTTCTCCCCCCTTCGGGGTTTATCTCACATGAAAAGCTTAATAATAATTTCGTCCGGCATTCAAAAAATATAAGGTTGATAATAACCTTCTTTTCTCTGGAGGTAATTCATAAGAAAAAAACAGATTAAAAGCAAATGAAATCTTGATAAGATTTAAGTTTTAGGTAAGTTTATTTGTGAGGATTTAGGAAGGTACGGCGTTTAACCGTACCCATTAAGCTAGATTACCATGCTAAAGAAATAATTAACCCAATTAAATTTAATAACGCCCATGCACCCATTATTCTCATGCCATGATAATCCTTAGACTCAAAATCGGCTATTGCGAAAGAGCTACTGCTTATAAATGCGCCAGCACAAAAACCAATGATCGCAAATCTCATATTCACTCCTTTTTAGTTATATGGTTATTATCTAATAAATGCGATATTAACGCACCAATCCACATGCCAACTGTAAACCAGCTAAGAACAAATGAAGCGAAAATTGGCTCTTTGCGAGTGCCCTCCATAGCCCCCGCACTCATGCCACCCCCAATTAACGCCCCCAAAAAATAAATTATGATTACTATACCAAACATTTTGCCTCCTTATATTGCTGAATAAATTCTTTTATTTAGTTTGTTTATGAAATAATACCCTTCATTTAGTCCATTGGGGAATTGAATAAAAGCTAAATCGAAGATATTTTCTTTTAATTTCGCTTCAATCCCGATTATTTTCTTATCCGTTGCGTTAATTACAAAGTTTCTCATTTTTTCGGTCAAAACAAAGTTCTTCAATGCAGTGAGATAATTCTTGTAAATTCTAAACCTACACCCCTCCGGGGTTACTCTTCTAATCTTCATCACTTCACCTCCACAGCGTAAATATAGTTACCAGATTTTATTTTTTTATATCTTTGCCAGTTATAAAGCTTATTCATGCCCTTAACTGATCCGCTTTTATCAATAGTCCCCACTATTTTAAGATTGTTGCTTCTTAAATAGCTATTTAATTCGCTAACTTTTACGTATTCCATCACTTTACCCCTTTTAATGAGTTAAATAAAGAATCTACTTTTGAAACCTTGCTAACTTCGTTCAAATTGCAGCATTTTGGAAAGTACAACATATTTGAATCAATCTTTTTTAATTCGGTTTCTGAAACCGTCTTGCCTGTTTTCGCTTTCTTTGCGTTCGGACAATCTATATTATGAACGCAAATTTTCCCTTTATACTTCGTCACAATGTAATTTTTTTCTTGTGACTGGATAGAGAGAGCTAATAATAAGATCAATAATAATGCTTTCATTTTGTCGCCTCATTTTGTTTTCTTTACACAACAAATATAAACAACTATTTGACAGTTGTCAAGTAGAAAATACTAAGAGAAGAAAAAATATTTTTGTTTATTTTCTTTTTTCTCTTGACATTTGTCAAACTATGACTTATCTTTGTGCCAAGACAAAAAGAATGTGAGATGAACAATAAAAATACATTGATAAAAGTTAGCAATTTAGCCCAAAAAACAGGGATTGACCGTAAAATGTTATATTATTTCATCAAACAAAACAAAATTGATTTCGAAGAAATAGACGGCGTTAAATTTGTTGTTATGTCTCAAAGGACTAAATTTTTCATAGAAAATAAAAAGTAATATTTTTTTATATTAGCGTTGACAGGTGTCAAATACAATGGACAAGAACCAAGCCACATATTACGTTTACTGTTTATCTGATCCTCGTACCTATAAACCTCGCTATGTTGGTGTTACAAAAGATTTGACTCAAAGATATTCCAGTCATGTAGGGCATTTCTATACAAAAGGACGCATAAACGCCAAACTATCAACCTGGTTCAATGACTTGGAATTGCATAACCTTACACCTCAATTAGTGGTATTAGATGAAATACAAGGACTAAATAAAGCTCTTGCCCGTGAAGCAATGTATATTTCAGTATTCCAAGATTTTGGAAATGAATTATGCAATATTATGTCAAGTGGCAAGAAAAATCATAAATTAACATATTAGGCAAACAAACAGGAGTACAAAATGAAAACGATATCAATAAAAGACGCATTGGTAATAATATTCTTTTTCTCACCTATCTTCATAATATTGTACTCGGTTATTTTTTAATGAAAACATCTGTTTTATTAAAAGCTGCTAAAATGATTCAGGAAGTACACGCTAAATATAATGTTAAAGATGAATTCTTTATAGATCATGTTAAAAGGAGAAAACAAAATGAATGTATCTGATTTTGTCGACATATTAAACGATCAAAAATATTCAGAACTAGCAAAAGAGTTCAGAGAAAATAAAATTAACTATTACGCGGCTACAGAAATCGCCTATATTTATAGATATTTAGCTGGCGAAAAAGAACTTATACCAGGCAAAGATTTTTCTATTGAGAATCTAAAAATTATTAAAAAGCTAAACAGCGAAACCGGACTTGTTCCGGTATTAGGATAAACTTAAAGGAGGCACAAAATGTTTTATAAAGTGTGCACAAAAAACAGCACAGAGGTTTTTGATTCTGAAACGCTGTTAAAAAACCATAAGCACAATAAAAAATTATGTAAGTTTATAAAAAATGGCGTTCAAGAAATAATATATACCATTACCGATATACATGGCAAAGATTTTATAATTATCTTTTATCGCATAAACTAAACGAGGTCTAACATGGGAACGTATAAAATCGCTTTTAGCAAACTAATTGGCAACGAATATTCGCTTGAAATAAAGATGAATGTCCTTGATTGGATGTTGAAAACAGGCAAAGAGCATACATACAGAAGTGGCTGGTATGTGAACGGAGTAAGTCAACAATTATTTGGTTATTCCGCGAATAACCATGATTACGAATTTAGATTGCCAGAACCTTACGTTAATTTCCCGTTAAAAACAAACACAATAGATTTAAGTTTATTTTTTGATGCTATTTTTACAAGGGCAATTTACGAAAAGCCCTACCAGTCGGTAAAAAACTGGCGAGAAAAGGAGCGAATCCACCCGCAAAAATACAGAATGTTAAAATTTAATACTAACCCGAGTATTGACTTATCCCAGACAATTAGTTCTATACAAAAACTTAAAGGGAAATTATTAAAAAAAGAATACCATCATCCAGAATATGCAGATCGGACTTACCCGAAGATACTAAAAATTAAATTATACACTACCGGCAACGGGTGGGTAGTAACTTATGATTTTTCTTTCAAAGAATGTCCCGACTCATCTTGGACTAAAGAATTTTGCCAAAAAGAGGATGAATCTATTGCTGAATTTTTAAGTAAAACTTATAATAAATTACTCACCATGATAGAAGAGGAATAACATGACAAAGAAAGAATTTAGAACAGAAAAAAGAGCAATTGACCAAGAATATCAAGACAAATTATTCAATCTTGGACAAAAATATGCAGCATCTAACAACCCCTATAAAGTCGGGGATATTATAAAAGATCATTCAGGGGAAGCGGAAATCTTGGAAATTAGCGTTACTTATATTCCTCACAGTCCGCTTTACCAATGTTATTATATTTGTGAGGATGTTAAAACAAAATTAGCAAGAAGCATTGTTCAAACCAGCATAATAAAAACAAGGAGTTAAAATGTGTAATTTTTTAAGTGCCGTAGTCGGCAGGAATGAAGAAATTTATTGCAACCCTCTTTTAGATTCACACGAGGATATAATCGCCTATTATAATCTCAAAGACGGGAGTATGCAGCATATTGTAAGGGTTGAATTTAGACCAGAAGACAGAAAAGATTTTATTGATATTAAAAAGTATATCTTAACTGTTGATGAACCTCAAACGCCGTCTTGGTTTACAAACGAATTAAAAGAAAAAACAGCCAAAAGATTGTCCGGTATAGTCAAAAAACTCATCATTGCAGAAGACAAAAAAATATTAGTTGGCGGTGCATATATTTTGGCGTGTGGTAATGTAGATAAGATTGTAAACTGCGACATCAAATATGCTGGCAATTCGACTATCGAATATGCTGGCAATTCGACTATCGAAGATGCTGGCAATTCGACTATCGAAGATGCTGGCTATTCGACTATCAAATATGCTGGCTATTCGACTATCAAAGATGCTGGCTATTCGACTATCAAATATGCTGGCAATTCGACTATCAAAGATGCTGGCTATTCGACTATCAAATATGCTGGCTATTCGACTATCAAAGATGCTGGCTATTCGACTATCAAATATGCTGGCAATTCGACTATCAAAG